TTGAGCGCTCTGTTTTGATTGTGGTGCTAACGACTATTATTGGCGGCGGTTTATTCGCACTTTGGAATTGGGCGGATTACCTCAAGGGGGTATCATGAGGATCGTGCAGCGCGGAAAACTTTATGTACTGTATGATCTTAACGGCAAAGTTGTTATTATCAGTAGGGATAGAAGAGTTTGTCAAAGTTTTATCGACGATATGGCGGAGGCTTAGATGACGACTAAGAAACTACAGGAAGATTCAAAGTTCAACCAGTTTGATACCGACGGTGACGGTATTGTTTCAGACGTCGAGTTATCTCGAACTGAGCGAATGATTCAAATTGAAAACAACGACAAGATGCAAGATCAGCAACGTTTAATGGCGTGGGTTGCTATGTGGTCTACTATTGTCGCGGTCTTTGCGTTACTCTCTCCTTGGATTGCAATAGAGCGGGTTAACACCGCATCTGCGTTTCTAAACACATTTCTTGTAGCACAGACAGGAATTGTGGTAGGGTTCATGGGAGCGACCGCGTGGGCGAAACGTCAGGAGAAATCAGAATGAGCCTTTTATCATCACTTGTAGGCCCTGTTGCAGGGTTATTGGACAAAGTAATCCCTGATAAAGATCAGGCCGCAGCCTTGGCGCATGAGATTGCAACCATGTCAGAGCGTCATGCTCAGGACTTGGCAATCGCTCAGTTGGCTGTAAACAAAGAAGAAGCAAAGGGTAATTGGTTCCAATCCAGTTGGCGTCCCGCTACTGCTTGGATATGCGTAATTGGGATGGGGATCAACTTCTTGGTCGCCCCGATCTGCGCTGCGTTTGACATCAATGTACCACAAGCTGATACATCCGTAATGATGCCTGTTTTGATGGGGTTATTGGGGTTAGGTGGCTTACGTTCGTTTGAAAAAACTAAAGGCGTAGCAAAATGAGCCATGCAATGAAGCTACTTCAGGCCAAATGTGGTGTTTCTGCCGACGGTGACTTCGGGCCAAACACGGCCCGCGCTATTGCAAAGCATTATGAATTATCGCCAGAGCGTGCCGCACACCTGCTTGGACAAGCATCACACGAAAGTGGCGGGTTTAAAGTAACCCGTGAGAACCTAAACTATTCGGCTGAAGGTATATGCCGCACTTGGAAAAGCCGATTTAAGTCAATAGAAGATGCCGAGCCGTTTGCCCGTAACCCAAAAGCTTTGGCCGAGAACGTGTATTTTGGCCGAATGGGGAATGATACGCCGGAAAAGGCCAGTCTCTACATAGGCAGAAGTTTCCTGCAGTTGACTGGCTACGATAACCATAAAGCTTTTGCGCATGATATGAACCGTCCTGATGTGCTAACCGATCCTTCGTTACTTGAGGGTGATCTTGCTTTTGAGGGCGCACTTTGGTTCTTCCAGAAGAACGATTTGTTTAAGATTGCGGACGAAGGTGTCAACGACGATACAATCACCCGCATTACAAAACGGGTAAATGGAGGCCATCATGGCCTCGCGGATCGCACAGAACAGACTAATAAAATTTACGGCTGGCTGGCTGCGTAGGTAAGGATAAGATATGCCCCTGAAAAAGCTACTTTTAAAAGCTGGCGTGAACCGCGAGAATACCCGCTATACAAGCGAAGGCGGTTGGTATGAATGCGATAAAATACGCTTTCGTCAGGGTACCCCCGAGAAAATTGGGGGCTGGCAGCGCATATCTTCTACTACGTTTCAGGGTGTGTGCAGATCACTGTGGAACTGGGTAACTTTAGGTAGTCAAAACCTTATTGGTGTGGGCACTAACCTCAAATTCTACCTCGAAAATGGCGGGGCGTATAACGATATTACACCGCTACGTGCTACCGTTGTGCTTACAGACCCCTTTGAAACTACTTCTGGCTCTCCTATTGTTACGGTTACAGACGCAAGTGGTGGTTACGCTGACGGAGATTTTGTTACTTTTAGCGGCGCATCTGCTGTTGGAGGGCTAACACTTAATGATGAATATCAAATAACTTTAACCATCGTAGCAAACGAATACACCATAGATGCAGGAGCTAACGCATCCTCTAGCGCGACAGGTGGAGGCACAGTAACTGCGGCGTACCAAATTAACGTCGGTACCGCGTTTGCCATTCCCTTAGTAGGTTGGGGCGCATCCTCATGGGGTTCTGGTACATGGGGCGTAGGTAGTGTTTCTACAAATTCAATCCGTCTATGGAGCCAGTCTAATTTTGGGGAAGACCTAATATTTGGCCCCCGTGGCGGCGCTGTATACTACTGGGACGCTACTTCAGGACTGACTTCCCGCGCGGTTGAATTGAGCACTTTGGCTGGCGCAAGCAACGTACCCACGGACCAGAACTTCATAGAAATCTCGGACATTAACCGGTTTGTGTTTGCTTTTGGGGCCAATGAGTTTGCTTCTGCTACAGTTAACCCTATGCTTGTGCGCTGGTCCGATCAGGGTAACGCCCTAAACTGGACACCCTCTGCTACAACACAGGCAGGGTTCCTTACGTTATCTCGTGGTAGTAAGCTCGTCACGGCGAAGCAATCACGACAAGAAGTCCTAGTCTGGACCGATTCTGCGCTATACTCCATGCAGTATGTGGGTGCGCCCGTTGTCTGGGCAGCGCAGCTCGTGGGAGAAAACATTTCTATCGCTGGGCAGAACGCTGTGGCTTATGCAAACGGCGTCGCTTACTGGATGGGCAAGGACAAGTTTTACAAATACGACGGGCGCACTACACCGCTGCGCTGCGATTTACGGCAGTTTATCTTCAATGATTTTAACGTGCAGCAGTATGACCAAGTAGTTGCGGGTACAAATGAGTCGTACCACGAAATTTGGTGGTTCTATTGTTCTACGGACCAGACAACTTCTGACCGTTATGTAGTGTATAATTACATGGAAGACGTTTGGTACTACGGTACTATGTCTCGTAGCGCTTGGCTCGATTCTGGGCTGCGTGACCACCCCCTTGGCGCTACATACAGCAGCAACCTCGTGAACCACGAGCAGGGGGTAGATGATAACGAGAACGCCACAACGCTACCGATTCATGCCTATGTTGCGTCCGCAGAATTTGATTTAGACGACGGACATCAATTTGCCTTTATCTGGCGTATCCTCCCAGATATTAGGTTTGATGGGTCTACGTCGGGTTCTCCAAGCGCAACGATGACCCTGTTGCCTCTTGCTAACTCTGGTTCGGGGTATAGCGACCCTGCATCTGTAGGTGGCAACAACGCGCAAGCAGTAACGCGCACGGCGGTCCTTCCAGTTGAACAATTCACGGGGCAGATATACACCCGCGTGCGGGGTCGGCAGCTTGCTATGAAGGTTGAGTCTACTGGCTTAGGTGTTACGTGGCAGCTCGGTGCGCCGCGACTAGACATGCGACCTGACGGGAGGCGGTAATGGTAGTAGATTCCAGAAGATACAACGTCCCGTTTCGTGCGCCCGCTATACCGTATGCACCAAAGGAGTATAATCCACAGGATTTTGACGAAATCCATAAGGTACTTCGTATCTACTTTAACCAGCTTGACTCGGCCTTACGGGATAACACTGATGCAAACAAAGCAGAAGCAATGGGATGGTACATGAGCTAATGGCAAATAATTATATAAACGCAAAAGTAGCCCTCACTACAACAGCCGCAACTACGCTCTACACCTGCGCCCCTGCTACAACGGCCATCGTAAAGTCTATATTAGTGGCTGCGATAACGGCTACAGCGGATGCAGTCGAGGTTACAATAACAAACGGCGCAAATGTATACACGCTGTTTAGTGGCGCAGTAATCGGAGCTAGTCTTACAGTAGAGTTACTGTCCGAACCTTTAGTTGTACAGGCTACTGAGGTACTAACGGTAACTGCGGTTACGGCTAATAGATTGCACGTTGTGGCTAGCATTCTCGAAATTACCTAGTATTATATACGCACCCTTAACAAATAGGTGCAAAATGGACTTTA